AAATAACTATATTAATATTTTAAGGTATTTATATGTCAGCAATCGATAAGATTTTAAACAAATTCAACAAGGCTAAGAACGCAATCAACTCTCTCAAAGGAATACAGAGTAAAATCAAATCTATAAACTACACTTCTGCTCTTGATGAGTTAGAAGAACAGGCTACTCTTGCAAAAGATTTACTTGAACAGAGAGGATTGAGATTACAAGAGTCTCTTACAAATACATCAAGTCAATCATTTTCATATGCATCTAAAATACCTGCAACTAAAGAACAACAAATGGTATATCCTTATCATGACAAATTAGCAAATTACATTGTTTTTAATATTAGACCTAGAAATAACAAAGCTCTAGGCGGTCAAGGTAAAAAAAGAGGAGATGCTGGATTAGAAGATCACCCTGTTTTTAAAGAGCGTTCTGTTGCACTTTATATACCTGATACTTTAATTTCACAGGCAAATGTTCAGTATCGACAAGAGGGCATGAACTCTTTTGCAGGCATGATAGACTCTTTGATAGAAAATGGCGCAGAAAATTTAGGTCAAAATGCTACAGCAGTAATTACTGAACAAGCATTAAAAATGGCAAACGGAATGTCTGGAGGTTTAGCAGGTTTAAAAGCTGGTGTTGCAATAAATCCTAAAAACGAACAGATGTTAGACGGTATACCTTTTAGATCATGGGACTTTACTTTTGATTTTTATCCTAAATCTCAAACTGAAGCAACAATGATTAGAAGAATTATTTACGCATTCAGAAGTTCAATGTTACCAGATACAGCATCTGCAGCTTTTAACAGAAATCTCAGTATTCAAACCAACAATTCATCAGAAGTTGTAAAAGATGAAAATGGAAACGATTTAGACCCAGGTTTAAATGTATTTTTTACAACTAAAGACGGCGTAAGAATAACTGAGGACAATAAAGGAGATAATCCTATTTTTGACTTTACACAAGCCGAGGATATTCAAAATGTGTTTTTATATCCTAACATATTTGACATACAATTTATAGGTCCGTTAGCAGGTAATATAGATGGATTTTTACCTGCCGTATGCACAAACGCACAGGTCGATTATTCAGGTGGTCAAAAATTTTCTACCCATTCTGACGGTATGCCTACAAAAATACAATTAACACTTAACTTCTTAGAAATACAAATCATGTCTCTTAATAATTATGATAATATCAGAGCAACTAAACTATCTGAAAGTGAAAAAGCACCCCCTATGAAAGATACACCAAGTAAACTTAATAAGATGGGTGCAAACGATAATCCGTTAGAAAGAGCCTACTATGGTATGACTCAATCAGATATCAATGCAGCTGAGGCACAGAGAAAAGCAGAGGAGTTGCCAACTAGAGGAAACTCGGCGAGTTCATAGGAGTTCATAATGTCATCAAGATATTTTAAAAACTTTCCAGAAATAACTTACAAGTTAAATGACGGTAAAGTTGTAAAAATTAAAGATTTTTTTCGAAAGAGTAAGATCGAACAAGAAGCAGTTAAAGAATTAATATCATATAGTAAATATGAAATAACAGATGGCGAAAGACCTGATGTAGTAGCAGCTCGAATCTATAACGATCAAAATTTACATTGGACATTTCTCTTAGTAAATGATATAGAAAATTATTATGATTGGCACAAAGATAATCAAACATTTGAAAGATATATTAATAAAAAGTTTCCTGGCCAATTAGCAATAGGAACACAATCTACAGACATACTAACATCATCTTCTAAGTTTCTAATGGGAGAGAAAGTCACGAGCGTGTCATCAGAAGGAAGAATTATAGAAGTATCACCTTTAGAAAAAAGAATTTGTATAGAGGGTGGTAATTTTGTAGCAAATGAATTGATAACAGGTTCAGTATCAGGTAAATCATTTACACCTACATCTGTTATTAATCAAAAAGACGGTATTAAGTATTACAAAAATGTCGATGGTTTGAAAAGAAATACAGAGTTATCAGGTTATTCAAGTATAACATTTTATGAAGACGAATTTGATTTAAACGAAGAAAAAAGAAGTATCAACTATATCGATCCAAATATAATGCCGGCTATATTGAAAAAGTTTAATGAAGTGATGTCAGGATAATTTATTATGTTCGGAAGAAAACCTGGAAGTTTTAGAGTAAATCAATTAACTATTGTCAATCAAGACAGAGACCCTATTGTTATAACAAATATTGTTTCTGATTTAAAACTATATGAGGGCATACTACACCCATTTATAAAAGGTAGATTAACATTAGTAGATAGTATTGGTATTTTAGAAAATTATAAATTAGTAGGTCAAGAATCGTTGACGATAGATGTAGATTCTCGATTAGAAGGAAAATCAGAGGGCGCAAATTTTAGAAAAGTTTTTAGAATTTATTCTATTGATAATGTAGTAGGTGATTCAGTTAAAAAAACTAGAACCTATCGACTTCATATTTGTGACCCAAAAATGATGGTCGTAAAAACTAGAAGATTGAATAAAACACTAAGAGGTTCGTATTCTAGTATGTTATTACAAGTATTACAAGATGATGCAGGTTTTAGATTGCAAAGAGATTTAGATAAGACTGCTGATTATTGGGAAGAGACTAAACCAACAAATTTACAAATGGTATGTCCTGGTTGGACAATAGAAAAATTTATAGAAGTTGTTAGATCAAATGCAGTCAAAAAATCTACAGATAATAGTTATGCACAAAACATGTTTTTCTATCAAACAATGAATGGTAGTTTTAGATTCTGTTCTTTTGATACTATGGTTTCAGAATTAGAAGAACCTATTTCTTTCGATATGAATACAAGAAGTGATGTAGATGTTTCAGAAATAGATCCTGATGCGCCTGGTTTCGGTGAAAAAACAGAAATCTTGGGCATGATTCAACCAAAAAGAGCAGATGTATTACAAGGCGCAACATCAGGTGCATTTGCATCAAAACAAATTACTTACGACCCAATTAGAAAAATTACAGAAGAATTTGTGTATAGAATAACCGATTCTTTTGCTGAAAAGAAATCTCATGTAGGTAAATCACCATTAATAAATCCAGACGATATGGAAATTACATACGGTGCAAAAGATATTACAGGTACAGGTGAACTTAGTTTTGAATTAGAAGAAGAATTTGTAGATTTTGCACCAAAGGACAGAGTTGAATCGTATGTTAAATATGATGTAAATCCTACAAATGTATTTTCAGACGAAGCAAAGTTAATAGACACAAATAGTAAAGAAACTAAAACACAACAATTAGGTTTTGAAAAGAGAGACACTGGTGATTTGCAGAGAAAAGCTTTGTTATCTAGCATAAATCAAAATCAAACAAATGTAACTGTTCCGTTTAGAACAGATTTGAGTGTTGGCACAACTGTAAAATTAAATTTTCCAACTTTCAAAGTAGATAATGAAGATGATACTAGAGACGAATTACAAGACAATACTTACTTAATAACAAATATAAGGTATCATATGATGCCAGTAGATAATGTGGGTGCTCTAACTCTAACTTGTGTAAAAGAAAGTTTTGCTAAACCTGTTAAAGACCATAGACCGTTAGATAAAATTGAAAGTGGCGTAGTAGGAGAAAATTAATGTTTTTTTATGGTATAGTAGAAGATAGAAATGACCCATTAAAGATAGGTCGTGTAAGAGTTCGTATTCATGGTTTTCATACAGATGATAAACAATACATATCTTCTGCCGATCTACCATGGGCTCAAGTTATAATGCCCGCTACAACTGCTGGTTTAGGTGGTCTAGGTAATCAACACTCGTTAGTAGAGGGCACTACAGTGTTCGGTATATTTAACGATGCACTACAACAACAGTTTGTAGTATTAGGTGTTAATCAAGGCATATCTCAAAAAGGTTCTAGAGGTACCATAACAAACGAATTATTAGAAAGAAGTGTTGAAAGAGGTTTCAATGACCCGAGAAGAGAAAAACAATCGATGTATGATAAGACGGCCGATGGTATAAATCCACCAGGTGCGCCTCAAAGAGGTAATGAACTTTCATCTTCTTTAGATAAAGCACCACATTTTCTTAAATCACAGAATATCAAATATGATGGCACTGGTTCTGAGAGAGAAGAATTTAAAGAAAGTGAAAAACTAGAATACATTGAAGTAGAGATAGATGATGAAACTGTAAAGATTCAAAAACCATATTATCCTCTTGTCATGGAAGCTACAGACATAAATGTATTTTCTACAGGCGATGCAATATACGATGATAGGGATATGGATTCTATTATCAAGGGTGCAAAATCAAATGCAACACCAATGTATCCTTATAACAAGGCGACAAGAACAGAGTCAGGTCATGTTATAGAAGTCGATGATACAAGAGACAATGAAAGACTATCAATAGAACATAGAACAGGAACTTTCTATGAAATAGACAAAGATGGTAATGAGATTCACAGAGTAGTGAATGATAATTACACTGTTATATGTAAAAACGATGAACTGTATGTTGGTGGTAAAGTAAATATAACAGTTATGAAAGACGCTACAATCAAAGTAGGCGGCAATCTAAAAGCAGATGTAACAGGAACAACAACAATTGACGGAACTGATAATATTACAGTCACAGCACCAATTATAGATTTGAACGGTTCAGAAATCAAACTTAATTCATAATGGCATTTACAACAACCATACCATCGGAACTAACTTGTCCAGAAGACGACTTCTGTTCTTTACCTACAAAAGAAGAGTTAGTCAATGCATTAAATAAAATTGCACAAATTCCTAGTAAACTTAAAGTAGAGATAGTTAAACTAGGTGATGAGATTACCGAAGAAGTCAAAGAAGAAATACAAAAAGTTATAAAAGATATTGAAGATTTTATTGATAGTTTTGCAGAGATTCTATCCCCTTTTTGGCAGAAAGGCAAAATTCGTAATTGGCAAAAAGAAATTAATGATGCAATTACAGAATTATTACAAGAGTTTCAAATTTTTGTACCTGCTAAAATTGCTGAACTAATTTCAAAACTTATACCAGTAGAATTAAAAGTTAATATACTAGGCATTGAAATAGATATACTTAAAATATTAACTAAAGAAGAACAACAAAGAGTCAAAGAACAGATAACAGCTGAAGTAGATAAGTTTTTTGCATTGATACCTGATACATTCAAAGGGTTTGCTGGTGAGTTAGGTGTAGTCTGTGATGAATGGAAGGCTAAACTAACATGGCAATACATCAAAACTAAAATACAAGAATTTCTAACAGGTAATTTATATGGTGCATTTAAAGACCTCATAGGAAAGTTTGATAAGATATGGAAAGCTTTGGGACTTCCAGGTTTACCAGACTTATTTTCTTTTGATGTAGCAACTCTAATAGATAATTTGACAAAGGCGTTAGTAGAAAAAAGAAAGAAACTCTTTGAAAAACTTAAAAATGCTGTAGGTGATGCAAGAGAAGAAATCAAAGAACAAATAGAAGATATAAACAAGAGTATTGTAGATGCTTTAGAAAGTATTAGTATCGGAGGTTTCAATCTGAGATCGATTATAGGTGGTGCAATAGACAGAACAGTGCAATCATTAGAAGAGACTGTATCAGAAATTAGAATTGCGTTAGAAGATTTTGTGCATAAACTAACTCAGAAACTTGTATTTGATTGGGTCAAAATAGTTAAAAAGTTTTTCGATGCTATAGGTCTAAGTTCTATTTTTAAATTTTTGTTTTTTACATTCTGCGATTTACTAAAACTTATTGGTATGCCATTCACTATCAACATTGCACTACCAACAATTGCAGGAGTTATGATAGTTAAAAGAAAACCAAAGAGACAATCCCTAAAACCACCATCTTTCGATGGTGATAGAGGCGTAAATTTTTTTGATGCAGATGGTTCAGTAGATGAATTTGAATTACCAGCAGAATCAGGTTCTACTCTAGTTTTTATAGATGGCACAGAAGATGAATTGATTATGGAAAATGGTTCTAATCTCTTACTAGAAACTACAGAAGTTGTAAATGATTTAGGAGAAGTTTCAGATTCTATAATACTAGAACAGGCGACATCTGGTGTATCAATTGTTGGTAACAAAGTTGTTTTTGAAACACCACCAACAAATGGGCAAACAGTTTCAATTGTTAATGTTTAGGAGTATAAATAGTTAGATGGCAACCAGAGATTACACAACAGCAACATCAAAAAAACAATCATCAAGTGATTTATTCTCAGACATAGATATAACATTTGAGAGACATCCAATTACAAATGATATAGTTGTAAAAAAAGATGTAGATGCAGTTAAAAGAGCTGTAAAAAATATTTGTTTAACGAATCATTATGAGAGACCATTCAAGCCTAATTTTGGTGCAAATCTAAGAAGTAGGTTATTTGAATTAGCAGATGGCGAAATAGGTACTAGAACTATGCAAAACATAGCAACATCTATAACAAGACTAGAACCAAGAGCACAAAATGTTTCTTTTAAGGTTCAACAAAGTAAGATAGATGCAAACTCGTTAAATGTCACTGTATTTTTTTCAGTAGGTAAAGTTTCAGGTTCACAATCAGTAGATTTCTCAGTAAGTAGGGTAAGATAATGTCAACAAAAAGTTCATTAATAAACACAACAGATTTAGATTTTAAAGATATAACAGATAATCTTAAAACATATCTAAAAGGTCAAACAACTTTCAAAGATTACGATTTTGAAGGCTCAAACATCAATGTCTTAATAGACATGATGGCATACGCATCACACATAGGTGCTTTAAACACCAACATAGCAGCTTCAGAAATGTTCTTAGATTCTGCTCAGATCAGAAAGAATGTAGTTTCTCGTGCAAAAGATTTAGGATTCACACCTGCATCTGAAAAAGCTGCTAGTGCAATAGTAAATCTTAAAGCATCAAATATTAGAAATGCAGATCAAACAACACCTACAGAAAATGATATGATTTTGGCAAGAGGTCATAACTTTACAACAGTTTATGATGGTGTGTCATATAATTTTGTTTGTAGTGATAGTGTCACGCCAACTAGAGATAATTTAGATTTTACATATGCGAATGTCAACATTTTACAAGGACAATATATAACAGATCAATACATATTTGATAACCAAATTAAAAATTCTAAATTTGTTTTATCAAATGCAAGAGTTGATAAAGCAAGTCTAGAAGTATCAGTAAATTCAAACGGCACTGTAAGTAAGTATACTTTATCTACAGATGTATCATCAATAACAAGTTCATCTCGTGTGTTTTATACACAAGAGAATGAAGAAGGATTCATAGAGATATATTTCGGTGATGGTGTTTTAGGCCAAGGTCTTTTAGATGGTGACCAAATTAGTGTGACTTACATTGTAGTCGATGACATACACGCCGATGGTGCAAGATCATTTACAATGTCAGATGCAATAAACGGATTTACAAATGTTTTAGTGACAACATCTTCACCTGCTACAGGCGGTGCAGAGAAAGAAGATATAGAATCAATCAAGTTTAAGGCAACAAAGTTTTACACATCACAAAATAGACTAGTCACACTAAACGACTACAAAGCAAAAGTAAGTGAATATTATCCGAACGCAGATGCAGTTGCAGTATGGGGCGGTGAAGACAATGACCCACCACAATATGGTAAAGTATTCATCTCTCTCAAACCACAAAATTCAGATTACTTATCAGAGATAGAAAAATCATCTGTTCAAACTAAATTAAATCAACTTAATATGTTAACTGTCAGACCAGTTATTGTAGATGCAGAGATAGTTAAAATATTAATTACAACAACATTCAAATACAATGAGAATGAAACAACATTATCGAAAGGCGAATTAGAAGCATTAGTAAAAAGTGCAATTATAAATTTTGATAATACAAACTTAAATAACTTTGATAGTATATTCAGACATTCAAATCTTGTTAGGGCAATTGATGATTCTAATACAGCTATCATATCTAACATATCAAACATAAGATTAAGAAAGAAAAAAACTATTACATTAAATAAATCAGAAGGATTAGTAATTAACTTTGGTAATGGTTTTTTCCACCCACATGATGGTCATAATATGAACTCGGGTGGTATTCTTTCAACAACAGGTTTCAAAGTTGACGGCGATACAGTCAACACATACTTTTTTGATGACGATGGTTCTGGTAATGTGAGAAGATACTCACTATC